ATATGGAATCATTTGAATGCAAAGCTTAAAAATATGTGCAATAAAGAGAGTTGTTGGTTAAAACAAAAATTCGTAAAGGGTAAGTTGGACGGAGAATTAAAAGAATCATTTGCTCCAACATCTCCGAAAGAATGGAGTAAAAATCCGAATGAATGGCTTTCAAGTACAGACATACTAGATGTTATGAAACAATACGAAAAAACGTATAAATGTTTTGATTTTATTGGACCATCTCCTATAGATTTTGATACACATAAATTATATGGAGATTGTGTTTGGGAAGAACTGTGTCATTTTAACATAGAAGATGAAATAAAAAATAGTAGATTTAAAATAGGTATTATTTTTAATACAGATCCACATGATAAAGGTGGAGCACATTGGATTTCAATGTTTATTAATATTAAAAAAGGAGAAATTTTCTTTTTTGACAGTGCCGGTGATAAGGCACCACCACAGGTTATGAAATTAGTGAAACGTATTATAAAACAAGGTTCACAATTAAAAATACCAATTAAATTCAAATTTGACCAGAATTATCCAGTAGAACATCAATACGGTAATACAGAATGTGGGATTTATTCATTGTATTTTATAGTACACATGTTGGAAGACAAACACGATGGAGAATATTTTAAAACACATGTATTAGATGATAAATATATTGAACAATTTAGAAAAATATATTTTAATTCAACAATCTAAACAATTTAGTTTAGTTACGTAAAAAATAATATTAAAAACTATTGATTAATATTATTAATATAATTATTTTTATAAATGAGTTTATCTAATTTAACTTCATTTAGTTCTTCAAATAATATTAAAATGTTGTGGGAAATATTTTATGATGATGTAAAAGATTTAATAAAAACTGTACAACAAGAAGAAAATACAAAACAAAATTTTTTAAATAATGCACAACAATATTACGAAATAGAAAAACAAAATGATTCAACAAAACCATTTATTGAGTTAAATAAAGAATTTATATCACAAATAATTTTAAATTTTCGCGGACTAAATCAACCACAGACAAATCAACAAATACAAGCACAACGTAATAATAATATTATACCGTTGCAAAAAAATAATAATAGTTTTGTAACGGTAGAAGAATTACACAACGAAAGATTATCACAATTTGAAAAAACATTTACCGATAAAAAAAATGAGTTTGATTCTGCAATGGCTACAAAAATTCCACAAAAACCGAATTTTAGTGATCCACCAGATACCAATAAAATAAACAGCGAATCGTTGAATAAATTAATATCTTATACAATGGCTCAACGTAATTTTGACGTTGAAGAACTGCATGGTATAAATAACAATAATAACAATAACAACAATAATAACAATAACAACAATAACAACAATAACAACAATAATAATATAATTCAAAAACAAAACAAACAATCAAATGTTCATGTTAAAGAATCTCAATATAATTACAAATATTTAAATAATGATAATCCTATATTAATTACAATTGGAGAAGAGATTAATGATAACGATAATAGTATTAATGATTATAATAACAAAGAAAAAGAAGAATCAAATATATTTTCAAAATTAAAATTAATAAATAATAACAATCAACAAAGTTGTACAACAAATGTAGGAGAAGATGAACATTGTACAAACACAAACATAAACACAGATAATGTAAATACCAACAATAGATTAGATATGTTAGAATCAAAAATAGACATTATAATACAATTGTTAAATTCAAAATAAAAATAAAAATAAAAATAAAAATAAAAATCAAAAAGAATAAGAACAAGAAAATAAGCAATCAAATCAAATCTTTTTAATAATTACACCCTTGTCGGTTTGTTCTGCAGTTGCAACAAGTCTTGGTTCAATTTTCGGATTCTCTAGAGCCTGATGGTAACTATCCCAATCATATAAATTACCATGCGTTTTATCTATTTTTCTATAAATATATCTTTTTCCGTGAAATTCATATGGTTTTCCAGTCCACTCAATCTTCTTTTTATTTATATTAGTTTTTGAATCAAGTTCTTCTTTTTTATAATTTGGAACATATGAAAATGCAGTTGCATTTGGTTCTCCAAAATTTAAACAATTTAATTGTTCTCCTTTTCCTCGTTTAGAATAAGTTGCACAATCTATCGAAGATTCTTTTACAGCAGTAATTAGTTTTTGACTAATATCTTGTTTAATTGTAGAAATTTCAAATAGAGCTTCATCACTAGTAAAAGGAACAGTTTCGCCTTTTTCTTTTTCAACACCTTTACTGTCGAGCACTTTGTATGTTTTCTTACTTACATCTTTTCTTTTAAGTTCAATAGAAGCTTCACTCTCGATTTGTTTTCTAGTAAATGTCATTAAATATAAATATACTTCTACTGTTTGTAATGGTTCTGGTAATTCTGTATGACTACAAATTCTTCTAGCTCTCCCTATAACCTGTTCAATACGAGCAGGATGCCAATATGGTTCCATGATATGAACATAACGTGTACTTCTTAAATTAATACCTTCTGAACCTGAAGAAGTAATCATTAATACTTTGATAATTTCTCCCATATTGTTATTGTGTGCAATTTCTTTTAAAACCGCAGTTATTGGAGATTTATTGTCCCAGTTACTATTGTAAATGTTACGAATTAATTCTTTTTCTTCAGAACTTTCGGTCCCAGTATATAATGCAAATGTTGGTTTTCCCATATTTTCTTCACTAATATCTAATTCCCAGATTCCACCCACTCCTTTTTTAACTTTGAATTGTGTATATCCATTTGCTTCTAATACCATTTTAAAAATCCCAATACCTTCCAACGTTCTAAATTGACTATAAACTAAATGTAATCCAATATGTTCCGGATCTTGTATATTTTCAAGCATATTTAAATATTTTGGACTATAAATTTCTAATCCTTCTGGTGTCAACAACGTTTGTTCATGTTCTCTCAAATAATCTAATGAATGTTCAATTCTTGTAGCATAAGTTGCATCAGCCATTTTATTAATAACTTCGTCTCCTTCTAATTCTCCATCCCACGCTTCTCCTTCCAAATCATTTGAACCCTTTTTAGCGTTTTCTTTTAATAATTCTTCATATATTTTACCAGCAGCATCTTCTTCTTCCTCTTCTTCTCGTAATGCTTTTTTTTCTCTTTTATCTTCTTTTTCTTTTTCTCTTTTATCTTCTTTTTCTTTTTCTCTTTTATCTTCTTTTTCTCTTTCTTCTTTGGCTCCTTCACCTTCTTCTTTTCCTTCACCTTCTTCACCTTCTTTTTTGTTTGGTTTTCCAGGTAAAGGTCGTCCAGGTGGTTTTGGCATAACAAAATTACAATAAAGACGTGAAAAAATACGATATGTTGATGAAGGATCTTTGTATATCCCATTTTCATCAACAACTCCCTTTTTCTTTTTAGAATTTTTCTCTTGTTTTCGTTCTTGAGCACGAGCGGCTTCATAAATTCCAAACTGATAATCACTCATTGGAATTTTAAGCACTTTAAAATCTGTTGCTTGTTCATACTTGGGCATTAAAGATTCTTGTGCACTTCTGTAATAAGATGTTAGACCCATGATACGTCTTTTAAAAAGATCCATGTTTTTTGTATTTCCATCTTCAGGATTTATAAACATGTCAACAAAATTATCAAACTTGTCAGGTAATGCTTTTTGCAATGTTATTTTTATATTTCCTGGAAAAATATTAATGTCATTTTCTAAAAGAGTTTTTATAATTCTTTTTTCAAATTCTTCATCGCTTACAACACGTCTTTCTTCCAAAACACGTTTGCCTGTTATTGAATTACGTACTTCTTTTTTTTTATTTGTAACACCTTGATATTCGTCATCTCGTGATGATTTATTTTCAAATCCAAACGGATTTCTGGTAACAGTTAAAATTTTATCTTTTGTATAATCAACATAATCTAAAATCTTTTCTCCTGCAAATATCTCTTCTATTTTTTCTTTATTTACAACTTGTCCTGATTTGATGTCCAATGGAATTTCCCATGTTTTAATATACCCTCTTAAAATATTAAAAAGTATTCCAATTTCATTCGGATAATTAATAATAGGTGTTCCTGTTAAAAAAATAATTCTTGCATTTTTTGCACTTAATAATAGTTCATAAAGTGATGTAGCGAGAGAATATGGCATTCTTTCTCTGTTGCCATGTTTGTCTATTGTGATTTCCTTTTCTTTTCCAAATTTATTTACAATTCTACTAATAAAATTATGTGCTTCATCAATTATAATAACAGCATCATCGAAAATATTATTAGTAAAATTATTGGTCATATCTTTTAATTTGTCTCGTCGAAGCCCATTATAATTAATAAATTTATACTTGTATTGAATCATTTCGTCTATTTGTGCATCCAAACTTTTAATTTCACCGGTTTCAAGTGAATCATAATTGCTCGGTTCATTTGTATTTACTAACCATGCTCCTTTTTTTTTATTAATGTATTCAACTGACAAATTAAGAATTGTTGAAAGAGTATCTACTGCTTCTGGGTGTTTTGTAGTAGAAATCCATTTCCAATATTGATTTTTTTTATAAATAACATCACCGCATTTTTTAAGTTCTTCCATATAATTTCTACGCAATGATGCTGGTGTCATGACTATAATTTTCTTTGAACTCTTTAATCCTTCTGCAATTGCAATAGAAGTACATGTTTTACCGGCACCAAGACCAAAGTATAAGAGAAGACCTCTATATGGTGTATATAAATTAATATAATCGCGGACCAATTTTTGGTGAGTTAATAAAGAAAATTCACCACCGCTTTTTCCCAAAGTTTCACATGATAACTGTGTTGTTTCATCCATAACTTCATCTCTATATGGTCCAAATAAAGAGTTTATAAAATTGACAAATTTCTCTCTGTCATTCATAAAATAATTAGACACTTTTACAATAACATTTGGTGTTTTAGGAGGTAACCTAGTAATTGTGTCAATATTATCAATATCAACAAAATCGGATGGT